CTAATTTGTAATTTTTTCAAATATATCTACAGTTTCATTTTTCATTTTATCAGTTACATGTGAATAGGTATCCATTGTAGTTGATAGTTGGCTATGACCTAAACGGTTTTGTATGTCTTTAATGTTAGCACCATTTTCTAATAATAGAGTAGCATGTGCATGTCTTAAAGAATGAAAATGGAAGTCATTGTTTAAAGCTACTCGAATTTGTCTTACTATAGTGTCTAAAGTGTGAGTATTCACTTGTTGACCATTTTCTTTGGTACATACCCAATCACTATCAAAGTAAAATTCTCCATATTTTAATTTCATTTTCTTTTGATATAATTTATGTTCTTTTAATGCCTTTATTAAAGTGTCACCTGTAAATATAGTTCTGCAAGAGCTTTCTGTTTTTGGTTGCCCTAATTCAAACATTCCATTTGGTTTTTTAATCAAAGTATGCTTTACTGTGATAGTTTTATTATCAAGGTCTATATTATCCCATTTTAGTGCAATAATTTCACCTCTTCGCATACCAGTATGAAATCCAATTAGTAAAACTATACGTTGAAATGAATCTTGAGGAAATATATTTAGTATTTGATTAAATTCTTCTAATGTAATAGTTTTAACTTTATTAGTTTCTGTTTTAGATTTAGTTTTTGGTATGCTTACATATTGCATAGGGTTTTCTCGTATGTGTTTGTAAGGATGGACTGCTGATTTTAATGACCTATGTAATATGGCTTTTAATACTTGTAATGTATTTTGAGAGTAATCCTCTTTGTACTTTTTATTTATGAAGTTTTGTAGTATTGCAGGAGTTAAAGCTTTTACTTTGTAAGCTCCTAGTTTTGGCTTTATATGTTTTTCTATGTTTATTCGGTAGCTTTCTTGAGTGTTGTATTTACAGTTAAGTAAGACATATTCTTTGTACCAAAAGTCTAAGTAGTCTGATAAACTGATATTGCTTTCTTCAAATACTATGCCAGAGTTTTCATATTCATTTAGTGCTTCTCTTAAGGCTTTTTCGGCTTCTTTTTTAGTATTGCCTCCAACTCTTTCTACTTTTTTTCTTTTTCCTTCTACTATGCCTAGGTCAAAGTAGTAATACCATTTGTTACTTCTTTTTCTTACTCCACCTTTCATAATAGTATCCCTCCCTTTTAGAATGTATGTTTGTTTGGTGTTTATATAAAAGAGCAGATTAACTGCTCTTTATATACTTTTGTTATGTACAATATTATCTTAATTTTGTTTATCTGGTTTTTACTTAATTATTTTCTTAATATTCTTACAATTTTTTAGCTTTTATGTGTAGTTTATTATAATAATATTGAAATATATATTTATTAAGTAAAAAATCTATAAAAGTAGAATAAATGAGTTTAAAAAATATCCTCATATATGTAGAAATTTGGCAAATTAGTTAATACTAAAAATCTATTATTTCCTAAGTCCAACATGCTTTTCTTTTTTGATAGAAATTCTAATCTTTTTAGTAAGAAGTTGATGCTAACTTGTAATTCTTCAGCTATTTCGTATACACTTGTAGCGTGTGAATTAATAACATGTATTATTTCTTCTTCTGTTATAAGAAATTCACATGCCCATTTTAATGCTTTGTTTTCAGTTTTGTCTATCAAGATTTTATTTTTGTAACTGTTTTTTGAAGATACATAGTTCCCAACACTGGTAAAATGATGTCCTAATTCTTCTGCTAAGATTTCTATTAGTTTAGCATTGTTTTGTTTTAATGAATTAAGTAATGATATAATCTTTAGTCCTTGTCTGTTTATATACAATCCTTTTATGTCATCTGCTATTTTGTCAGTGTAGTAAATTTCTATCTCTTCATTATTTGCTAAGTCTAAAAGTGCGTCTAGTTTGTTCATTGAAATCCCCCTATAAAAAGAATGTATGTGTTGCTTTTTTATATATAAAGAGCAGGAGTGAACTGCTCTAAATATTCATTTTTTATATCTATCAACTAAAAACTCTATGTAGCTATTAATATGTTCTTGCGCTTCTTTAGGTAAACTTTCATAAGATTTAATTATTTTGGATATTTCATCAGTAGTTATGTAATTTTCAATTGAGGTTTTACCAAGTAGATAATCAACTGACACATTAAAAAATTCTGAAATTCTTAACAAGTCTTCTTTAACAGGTTCTCTTTTGCTAGTTTCTAACATAGCAATTTTGCTTAGTGAACAATTAAGTAATTTTGATAATTCTGCTTGAGTTAATTCTTTTTTCTTTCTTAATTCTTTTAACCTTATTGGAAAAGTTGAATTTAAGCATTTTGTTAATTTATTTGAATCATCTATGTTAATTTTTCCAATTAAGTAATCTGTAGATACTCCAAAATAGTCTGAGCAATCTTTAATAAATGATTCTTTTGGTTCTCTTAACCCATTTTCAATTCTGGATAAAGTGGATTTATTTATATTTAAGTCTGTGCTTAATTTATCTAAAGAAATTCCTTTTTCAGTTCTCAATTTTTTTAATATTAACATAGATTCAATCCTTATTTTTTATATTTATTCATTAAAAATTCAATATAATCGTTGAGTTGTTCTTGAGCTTCCTCTGGTAAATCTTTGTGAGGATTAACTCTGTGTGCGGCTACAGTATCGATGTGATTTCTAACAAGAGTTCTACCCAAAAGATAATCAATTGATACATCAAAAAAATCTGCCCAATTTTCTAGAATATTTATTTCTGGTTTTCTTTTATTATTTTCATATTGCGATATTGTTGATTTATTAAAACTTGTAAAGTAAACTTTATTGAATTTTGAAACTAGTTCATCTTGAGTAAGTTTTTTCTCTTCTCGTAATTGTTTGAAACGTTCTCCAAAAGTTGCCACAAACAACACCTCCCAATAATTAAATGATACTATAAGTTTACAGAAACGTAAACTTATGTTTAGAAAAAAATAAAAAAGTTAACAAAAAAATAAACTTATGTATTGACAAGTTTTGTTTGTGTGAATATAATAAAAGTATGAAGTTCACAAAAATAAAACATTGGAAGGTGAAGAACATGAAGAAAAGAAGTTTAAAAGCTGGTCGAATAGAAGCAGGATATACCCAAGAAGAACTAGCATATAAGATAGGAATAGCAAAATCAACATATAATCTAAAAGAAAATGGAAAAAGAAATTTTACGGAAAAAGAAATGATAATGATTAGCTATATTTTAAATAAAACAATGGATGAACTTTTTTTAGAAAAAAGGTTAACATAAATTAAAATTTATTGTTCACAAAAACAATCATAAGGAGGAAAGAAATTATGAATAATTTACAAATATTCAAAAATAAGACTTTTGGAGAAATAAGAGTAATCGAACTAAATGGAGAATTTTGGTTTGTTGGAAAAGATATTGCAGAACAATTAGGATATAAAGATACATCTGATGCTTTGAAAAGACATGTTGATGATGAAGATAAAGGAGTAGGTGAAATACCGACTCCTGGTGGTAATCAAAATATGAAAGTAATTAATGAAAGTGGTCTTTATTCTTTAATATTAAGTTCTAAGTTGCCAAGTGCAAAATTATTTAAACGTTGGGTAACTAATGAGATATTACCAAGTATACGTAGTACTGGGACATATAATATGATAGATTTGCAACCTAAATTACCAACTACATATAAAGAAGCGTTACAACATCTTATAGAGCAAGTAGAAGTAAATGAGAAATTACAACTAGAAAGTAAAATGAAAGAAAAAGTAATAAAAGAACTAAAACCAAAGGCAGATTATACAGATATGATACTTAAAAACAAAGGTCTAGTCACTATAACTCAAATAGCAAAGGATTATGGAATGAGTGGAAAAGAAATGAACAAAATACTTCATGAAAGAGGGATTCAATATAAACAAAGTGGACAATGGCTTTTATATAAACAACATCAAGGTAAAGGGTACACTCATTCAGAAACAATAGACATAACTAGAAGTGATGGAATGACTGATGTAAAAATGACAACTAAGTGGACTCAAAAGGGAAGATTGTTTTTATATGATTTATTAAAAGTAAATAACATATTACCAGATATAGAAAAAGAGTATAGTTATCAAACTTCAATGTTAGGTTAGTACTTTGAAAAATAAATACAGAATATTCAAAAAGAGGTGATTTAAAGGTTGAGTAATAGAAAGAAGTATACCTTGAGTATTACGAAAGAATTATACAATAAATGTAAAGAAGAAGCTAATCAAAGAGGTATGTCAGTAAACGAGTACATATTATCAGTGATTAGCAGAAATTTAGAAAATGTTTAATTTTTATTAGCTTAAACATTAATCTTACCATTTATTTTTTCATAATTTTCAACATGTTTTTTAATTAATTGTTCTATTTCTTTATTGGCAGAACGACCTTCGCTTTCAGCTATATACTTGATTTTTTCAAGTAGATTATTATCTATTCTAAGTGTGTATCTAGGTAATTTTGATGGCATAAATATAGCACCCTCCTTAAGTCTAAATGATGTCACTATTATACCACGTAAATTCTTTCAAAAAAAGTATTGACGCAAAGGTGACGCAATGTTAATATAATAAACAAGGAGGTGGTTCAAAAGTGACGGCAAAAAAGAGAGTGACTATTAGAATACCAGACGAATTAAATGAAGAGCTACATAGGCAATCCCAAAGAAAAGGATTAAGTAAAAATGCTTTTATAATAAATATCTTATGGAAAGAATTTGAGGATTTGCAAGACTTAAAAAATGAACAGGAGGTTGATAAGTATGAATAACTTAACAATTATCAAGCAAAACAATAAATATTTAGTTGAGAGTAGAGAGGTAGCAGAATTAATAGAAAAAGACCATAACCAATTATTAAGAAGTATAAGAGGATATATAAGTGTATTAGAGCAGAGTGCAAAATTGCACACTGATGATTTTTTTATTGAAAGCACTTATAAGAATGAAAATAATCAGAAATATCCTTGTTATCTATTGACTAAAAAAGGTTGTGATATGGTAGCTAATAAAATGACAGGAGAAAAAGGAATTATATTTACTGCTATTTATGTAACTAAGTTTGATGAAATGGAAAAATATTTAAAAAATGAACCACAAACTAAACTACCAACTACATATAAAGAAGCGTTACAACATCTTATAGAGCAAGTAGAAGTAAATGAGCAGTTACAACTAGAAAGTAAAATGAAAGAAAAAGTAATAAAAGAACTAAAACCAAAGGCAGATTATACAGATATGATACTTAAAAACAAAGGTCTAGTCACTATAACTCAAATAGCAAAGGATTATGGAATGAGTGGAAAAGAAATGAACAAAATACTTCATGAAAGAGGGATTCAATATAAACAAAGTGGACAATGGCTTTTATATAAACAACATCAAGGGAAGGGATACACTCATTCAGAAACAATAGACATAACTAGAAGTAATGGAATGCCTGATGTAAAAATGACAACTAAGTGGACTCAAAAAGGTAGATTGTTTTTATATGATTTATTGAAAACAAATAACATATTACCAGATATAGAAAAAGAATATAGTTATCAAACTTCAATATTAGGTTAGTACTTTGAAAACTAAATACAGAATATTTTGGAAAGGAGAGATTGAATTGGAAAATAAGAAAATAGAAGAAATAGAGAAAAGAATAACCATGCTTGAAAATCAATTGCAAGCACAGTTATTTAGTCAGATAACAGCTCAATCAAATAGTGATTTTATAGATTATATGTACCAATGTATAGTTTTGTATTTACATGAGATGAATAAAAGTGAAAAAAGAAAAATTAGTGAAATTACTAAAGAAAGAATCAGAAAATAAGAATGATAATTACAATATAAAACCTATTCTTCTAGCAGGTTTTGAAGGGTCAGTTTTCTTTACTGAAGTTATCATAAAGTTTATCTGTGATGTGTGTTGAAGAATTTCAGAATAAACTCCATTTACTATGCCGTAGTAGTGAATTAGACAAGGGTTATGATAACCTACTTCTTCAACAATCATTAATACATCTTTTCCAAAGTTAGTCAATTTTAGTGCAATTTCATGTTCATCATCAAGTTCTTTTTCAAATTCCTCTATAGATTTAAGAATAATTTTATATTGAAATTCAGCATAGTAAAAATACTCTGTGTTAGAAGTATCAGAGACTGTCTTTCTTATACTTTCTTGTAATTCTTTAGATATATTGTTTGAAAACTGCATAATACACCATCCTTTTGAAAATTTTGGAATTTATTCCATGTTTATATTATACCATGTAGAACTGAGGTGAATACAATGTTAATAGGCGACAATATAAAGCAAATACTAAGAAAAAGAGATATAAAACCTTATAAATTGGCAAAAGAATTGGATATAGATGTAAGTGGTTTATATAAATTACTGAGAAATAAAAGTTCTAATCCAACTATAGATACTCTAATAAAATTAGCTGATTGTTTAGATATTACATTAGACGAATTGGTTGGAAGATAAATAATTGAAAAGAGGGGAGAGCATTTTCACATGGATATTTCTGAAAGCATAACAAAACAATTTAGTGATAGCTTAAAAAGCTTAATAGAAATAGAGATAAGTAAACAAGAGACAGATAGAGTTAAGAGTCAAACTATTGAACAAAAGGTAAAGGTACTGGAGCCTAAAGATATAGTTGTTTTAATAAAAAGAGGTTATCCAAATTATCTAATAACAGTAGAAGAAGCAAGGGGAATTTTAAAGTTAGATACAGCCTTTATGCGTAGGTTAGTAAGCACAGGTTTGATAAAATCACTAGTTAGAGGTGATGGTAGAAAAATTTCAAGATATGAAGTTGATGATTTTATTGAAAGAAATCAAGGTAAAAATTTGGATGAACTTTTAAAAGCAGTAGAGAGGGGGGATGAAATTGCTGAGTCTTGATACTAATAATAAGAATGTAGTAACTCTTAAAAAAGATGGAAAAGTTATAGCAGATATAGTATTTAAAGATATTAAAACTGGTAAGAAAATATCGGTTGGAATATTAAATAAAAAAGTGTTGGTAAAATAACCAACACACAAAAAAATAAAAAATAAAATATAACACAAGTAAAGTATAACACAAAAAGGAGAGATTTAAAATGGTTGAAGTGAATGTAAATGTAAAAGTTAAAGTAGAAGCACCAGAATTTACAAATGCACTATTAGTAGTGGCGAATGCTTTAGGAGGTCTTAATCTAGGAAAAGCAATGCAGATAGAACCTATAAATATAACAGATATGAAAGAAGAGAAGAAAGTTGAAGTTAAAAAAGCTGAAAAGATTAAAAAGGTAGAAGTAAAAGAAGACGTTAAAGAAGAAATAGCAGAAGCAAAGGAAGAAATAGAAAAGAATAATGAAAATACAACTAGTGAAGTTAAATACACAAAAGAAGAGGTAAGAACTAAGGCAGCACAAGTAAGTAAGGCAGGTAAGAAGGATAAGCTTAAGGAGTTATTTGGTGAGTTTGGAGCTAGTAAGTTAAGTGAAGTAAAAGAAGAAGATTATTCAGCTTTTATGAACAAATTAGAAAGTTTATAGGGGGTACATAAATGCCATTACAACATGCAAGACTTAGTGCGAGTGGAGCCCATAGATGGCTTCACTGCACTCCTAGTATAAAATTAGAAGAAAACTATTCACCATCAACTAGTATATATGCAGAAGAAGGAACAGTTGCACATGAATTAGCAGAAGTTAAATTAATGCTAGAGTATGAAAAAATAAGTAAAAAGGCATATAATGCAAGAATTAAAAAGATACAGAAAAGTGAGTATTATAACTCTGAAATGGAGGACTATATACAATCTTATGTTGAGAATGTAGTTGAATTAGTAAATGATAGTAAAGCTATATGTGATGATGTAATAGTGATGTTAGAAGAAAGACTCGATTTTAGTGAGTGGGTTCCAGAAGGATTTGGAACAGGAGACGTTGTTGTAATATCTGATGGTATACTTCAAGTTATAGACCTAAAGTATGGAAAAGGTTTAGAAGTTTCAGCTATAGAGAATCCTCAACTTAGACTATATGGTTTAGGGGCATATAATCAGTTTGAAATGCTATACGATATTGATTTAATTAAAACAACAATAATTCAACCTAGACTTGATAACATATCAAGTGAAGAAATAGAAGTTACTAAATTACTTACATGGGCAGATAATGTTAAGAAGAAGGCTCAAATGGCTTTTAATGGTGAAGGAGAGTTTGTAAGTGGCAGTCATTGTGGATTTTGTAGAGCTAAAAATGATTGCAGAAAAAGAGCTGAGGATAACCTTAAACTAGCTAGAAAATATGATTTTGCTGACACATTTGCTCTTAATAAATATGAGATAGCAGATATTTTAGGTTTTGCTAAGAATATACAAGATTGGTTAAAGGATGTTCAAAGTTATGCACTAGAACAAGCTGAAAAGCATGGTGTTAAATATCCAGGATATAAGCTTGTAGAAGGCAGAAGTAATAGAAAGTATATAGATGAGCAAGAAGTTGCTAAGGTTTTATTAAATTCAGATTATGATGAAGAAAAAATTTATAAGCCAAGGACCTTAAAAGGAATTAGTGATATGGAGAAAGCTATAGGTAAAAAGAGTTTTGCTAAACTACTAAGTGATTTAATTATAAAACCAGTTGGAAAAGCTACTTTAGTAGTAGAAAGTGATAAAAGGTCAGAAATTAATAGTATAGATTCAGCGAAAAAAGATTTTGAAATATAAATGGGGGATATTACATGCCATTAGATGCAGGTATAAAAGATAAATTAGATGAAAACATAAGTATAATTTTAGATTTAAAGGATAGAAAAAAGAGTATCGAAAAAGATTTAGATTATGAAAAAGATAATTTACTAGATATGTTAAAGAGACTAAATATTACAGAATATAACTCAACTGAAGAAAATGCAAAAGTTACAGTGATGGATTTTAAAAGAGAAAGTTTAATAAAGGATGAAGTGATGTCAACTTTCCTCGAAGTAAATGACAATCATCTTGATAGAGTGTATATACCAGAACATATAAAAGTTAGTCCAGTATGCTTTGTATCAGTAAGAGCAAAGGATAATTAAAAATATTTAATTCCTAGTAGCTATAAAAAGATTTAAAAGGGGATATAATTTTATGAGTAATCAAGAAATAACTAAACTAGTTGAAAATAATTTGAATCTTGTACATTTTAGTATAAATAGATTTTTTAAGTCTTATGTAGAGCAACATCCATACTTATATGAAGAGTTTTATCAAGAAGGATGTATTGGGTTATATAAAGCAGCATTAAATTATGATAGTAACAGAGGCAAGTTTTCTACAGTGGCTGTTTCTTACATAAGAATAGAAATGTTTAAAGCTTTGCGTTATGGCGAAAAACATTATAGAAACTCTATAGAAGGTTTAGATGTAAGTGTATTTGAAGATAGTAAAAGACCATTAAAAGATATACATGGATTTTATGAAATTCAATTTAACTATGATGTTGATTATATAAGAAAAATTGCAAGAAAGTCATATTTAAAAGATATTGATAAAATAGTAGATTGGATTTTACAAGATAAAAAGATATCTGATATAGGAGAGTTATTAAATGTTTCTTCAACAGTTATTTGTGGAAGAATTAAATTGTTTAGTAAGCAAGTTAGAGATTTAGATAAATTTGGAGAAATAACTTCAAATATAAAATCAATATACCAAATATAAAAATATTAGGAGGAAGAAAATTATGAGTAATTTAGTACAATCAACAAAGGTAGTAACAGGAAAGGTAAGATTAAGTTATTGCAATATCTTTAAAAGCAGAGCAATGGTAGAAGGTGCAGAGCCCAAGTATTCAGTTTGTATTTTAATACCAAAATCAGATAAGATGACTTTAGGAAGAATAAAGAAGGCTATTGATGCAGCTAAAGAACAAGGTAAAACTTCTAAATGGGGTGGAAAATTACCAGGTAATTTAAAAACACCTCTTCGTGATGGAGATGCAGAAAGAGCTGATGAAGCAGAGGAATATGTAGGAATGTATTTTTTAAATGCAAATAGTACTCAAAAGCCAGGAATAGTTGATAAAGACTTAAATGAAATATTAGATAATACAGAGGTATATAGTGGTTGTTATGGAAGAGTTAGTATAAACTTTTTCCCATATAATAGTGCAGGAAATAAAGGAATAGGTTGTGGCTTACAAAATGTTCAAAAGTTAGCAGATGGAGAAGTACTTGGAGGAGCTAGAGCTAGTGCAGAAGCAGATTTCTCAGATGACTTTGAATATGAAGATGAAGAAGAGGACTTCTTAAGTTAATGAGGACCTTATCAATTGATATAGAAACATATAGTGATTTAGATATAAAAAAAGTTGGAGTCTACAGATATGTAGACTCTGCTAATTTTGAGATACTGTTATTTGCCTATGCTTTTGATAATGAAGAGGTAAAAGTTATTGATTTAGTAAATGATGAAGAGTTACCAAAAGAAGTAATAGAAGCTTTAAATGATAATAAAGTTATAAAATCAGCATTTAATGCTAATTTTGAAAGAACAGCAATAAGTAAATTTTTAAATATTAATTTAAAACCAAATGAGTGGTCATGTACAATGATAAAGGCGTTAACACTAGGACTTCCAGGAAGTTTAGATAGTGTGTCTAAGGCTTTAAAGTTTAATGAAGATAAACAGAAAATGAAAGAAGGTAAAGCATTAATACAATATTTCTGTAAACCTTGTAAGGCTACAAAAGTTAACAAGGGAAGAACTAGAAATTTACCAATACATGATATGGAAAAATGGAATAAATTTAAAGAATATTGTAAACAAGATGTTGTAGTTGAAAGAGAAATAAGAAACAAACTTAGTAAGTATAAGACTACCGAAAGAGAAATTAAATTATGGTATTTAGATCAGAGAATTAATGATACTGGTATTAAAGTGGATACAGAGTTAATAGAGAATGCAATAGAATGTGATAAAAGATATACTGAAAAACTTACAAAAGAAGCAATTAAAATAACTGGTCTAAATAATCCAAATAGTCTAGCTCAATTAAAAAAATGGTTAAGTGATAAAGTTGGCTTTGAGATTACAAGCCTAACAAAAGAAAGTATTCCAGAAATATTAAAACAAGTTGATGATGAAAATGTAGTTAGAACTTTAGAACTTAGAAAATTAATGTCTAAAACCTCTATAAAGAAGTATGAGGCTATGAAATTAGCTAAAGGTAATGACAATAGAGTAAGAGGTCTACTACAGTTTTATGGGGCTAATAGGACTGGTAGATGGGCAGGAAGATTAGTACAAGTACAGAATTTACCACAAAACCATATAGAAGATTTAGACCTAGCTAGAAACCTATTAAAAGAAGGTGACTTTGATTTAATAGAGCTTTTATATGATAGTGTACCAGATGTCTTAAGTCAATTGATAAGGACAGCTTTTATACCAAGTGAAGGTCATAGATTTATAGTATCAGATTTTAGTGCAATAGAAGCTAGGGTTATAGCTTGGCTTGCTGGTGAGAAGTGGAGGCTGGATGTGTTTAATTCTCATGGAAAAATATATGAAGCTAGTGCTAGTCAGATGTTTAAAGTTCCAATAGAAAGTATTAAAAAAGGTGACCCACTTAGACAAAAAGGTAAGATTTCAGAGCTAGCTCTTGGATATGGAGGAAGCATAGGAGCTTTAACATCAATGGGGGCTATAAAAATGGGTCTTGATGAAGACGAGCTTCAACCTCTTGTAACAACATGGAGAAATGCTAATCCAAATATAACTAAATTTTGGTGGGATGTAGATAAGGCAGCTAAAAAAGCCATAAAAGATAGGACTATAGTAAAACTCCAACATGGGATTAAATTTATTTATAATCCAGGAGTTTTATTTATAGAACTACCAAGTGGTAGAAGATTATCATATCTAAGACCTAAGATAGAGCCTCATACTACATTTAGTGGGGATAAGATAACATATGAAGGTATGGAACAGACAAGTAAACAATGGAAAAGAATAGATACTTATGGACCTAAGTTAGTTGAGAATATTGTTCAAGCTACAGCTAGAGATTGCTTAAGAGAGGCTATGTTTAATGTGACAGATGCAGGTTATAGCATTGTAATGCATGTACATGATGAGCTTGTAATTGATGTAGATAAAAAAGGAGGTTCTTTAGAAGAAGTTAACAGTATTATGGGAAAAGAAATATCTTGGGCTAAAGGTCTTCCTCTTAAAGCAGATGGATATGAATGTGATTATTATAAGAAAGACTAGGTGATTGATTTATGGATATAAAGGCCAGTGAAATTGAACACATAAATGTAAGACATGATGGCCAACTCATGCTGGCCATAGGAAAAAATAAATTAGAAACACATTGGAAAAATAAAAGTATTTTATGGTCCGAACTTGTAAATAGATTAAGTAAAACATTAAGAACTCAAGAAACATATACAGAATACAGGAAGATGTCAAAGACTGAAAAAGATAGAGTTAAAGATGTTGGTGGATTTGTAGGTGGAAGCTTAAAAAATGGAAGACGAAAAGCAGAGAATATTGCAAATAGAAGTATTATAACTTTAGATATAGATTATGCGAATAAAGATATATGGGAGGATATAACATTATTAAATGATTATGCTTGTCTTATGTATTCTACGCACTCACATACTGAGAATAATCCCAGATATAGACTTGTAATACCTTTAACTAGACCAGTACTACCAGAAGAATATCAAGCAATTTCCAGGATGATAGCAGATACTATAGGAATAGATATGTTTGATGATACTACATATCAACCTCATAGACTTATGTATTTTCCAAGTACTTCAATTGATGGAGACTATATATTTAAATTTCAAGATGGAGAGTTTTTAAACCCAAATGAAATACTAGATTTATATTTAGACTGGACAGATGTAAGCTATTGGCCAGAAAGTTCGAGGGAGAGGCAAAAGTTTAATACACAATTAAAAAAACAACAAGACCCTATTGAAAAGGCTGGAATTATAGGTGCATTTTGCAGGTCTTATAGTATAAAAGAAACTATAGAAACTTTCTTAAATGAAGTATATATTCCTGGTATTGATGAAACCAGGTATACATATTCAGAAGGTAGTACAAGTGGTGGAGTAGTTATTTATGATGACAAGTTTTCATATAGTCATCATGGTACAGACCCAGCAAGCGGAATTTTATGCAATGCTTTTGATTTAGTTAGGATACATAAATTTGGTGAACTTGATGAAGATGCTAAACCCGAAACGCCTGTAAATAGATTACCTTCATTTACTCGAATGAGCGAATTTGCAAGCAGTGACACTAAAGTACGAAAGACTATAGGAAGAGAAAACCTTGATAAAGCTAAGGATGATTTTGGTGATATAGATTTTGAAGATGATGAATGGTTAACTAGGTTAGATTATGACAATAAGGGAAGTTATAAGAAAACAACAAACAATATCTTAATGTTTATAGAAAATGACCCATATTTGAAAGGAAAAATAGCTTATAATGAATTTTCAAATAGAGCTGTCGTTTTAGGTAAGTTACCTTGGAGAAAAGATGATAAATTAAATGATTGGAATGATAGTGATGATTCTGGGCTTAGACATCATATAGAAACAATTTACAATATCTCATCACCATCAAAAGTAAATGATGCTCTAATAATTGCTTTTGAAAATAATACTTTTCATCCTATAAAAGATTATTTAAATTCTTTAAAGTGGGATGGCATTAAGAGAGTGGATACACTTTTAATTGACTATTTAGGTGCAGAAGATAACCACTATACAAGGACTATAATAAGAAAAGTTTTAGTAGCAGCAGTAGCAAGAGTATTTAATCCAGGAATAAAGTTTGATAATATGATGGTTTTATCTGGTCCTCAAGGAATGGGAAAAAGTACTTTTATTAAAAAACTTGGTGGAGACTGGTATTCTGATAGTTTAACTACTGTACAAGGTAAAGAAGCGTATGAACAATTACAAGGAGTATGGTTGCTGGAAATGGGTGAAATGATGGCTACTAAAAAAGCAGATATTGAGGCAGTTAAGCATTTTCTAAGCAAATCAGAGGATATATATAGGGTCGCATATGGGAAGAGAACCTCAAGATTTTTACGTCAATGTGTAGTTATAGGAACAACTAATGATAAAGAATTTTTAAGAGATAAGACTGGGAATAGAAGGTTTTGGCCAATAGATACAGGAGTAAAGAAGATTAACAAGAGTATATTTAATGGCCAACTTGATAATGAAAGAAATCAAATTTGGGCAGAAGCAGTAGAATTATATAAAGCCAATGAACAGCTATATCTATCAGATGAGGAGAAAAAAGAAGCTGAAAGACAACAAAGAACTCACTCAGAAGAAAATGCTAAATCTGGAATTATCGAAGAGTATCTAAATAAACCTATTACTAAGAATTGGTATGATTTAAGTATTTCAGAAAAGAGAGAATATATTCATGGTTCAGATTTTGGTGATTTAAAAGAAGGGACAATATTAAGAGAAAAAACGTGTGTTATGGAGATATGGGTTGAGCTATTTAATGGAGAACCTAAACAACTCACACCTATCTTATCAAGAGAAATTAATGACATATTAAAAGGTTTAGATGGATGGGAGCCACACAGTAGTCATCTAAGATTTGGGAAAGTGTATGGTAAACAAAGAGCATATATTAGAACAAAATAGTGTCTACAAAGTAAGTTTTACTAAATTTATGTAAAATAGGTAGGTGTCTACAATGTCTACAGAAAAAATGGCTTTGTAGACACTTCTGTAGACACCTAAAATATAGATATTGCAATGTATGGAATACTAACGTCTACAATGTCTACAAAAATTATATATAAAGTAATAAAAGTAATATTAGGCATATATGTATATATATATGTATGCCTAATATGCATATATACATATATATAGAAAATCTGTAGACATTGTAGACACCTAAATTTAAGGAAGTGATATTTTGTTAGAATCAAAAATAGAAAAAAGACTTAAAAAAGAGATTGAGTTGTTAGGTGGAAAGGCTATGAAATTTATTTCACCAGGGGAGGCAGGTGTGCCAGATAGGATTGTCTTATTACCAGAAGGACATGTTATATTTGTAGAACTTAAAGCACCAGGTAAAAAACCAAGGAAGCTTCAACAATATAAAATGCGAGAATTAAGAGAATTAGGATTTAAAGTTAAGTGTGTAAGCACATTAAAAGAGATAGATGATTTTATCAAGGAGGTTAAGGGATGGAATTTAAACCACATCCATACCAAGAATACACAATTAGAAAAACTATAGATAATAATAATATAGGTTTACTATTAGATATGGGATTAGGTAAAACAGTCTGTGCTCTAACAGCTATAAGTGAATTAATGTATGATTACTTTGATATATCAAAAGTTTTAGTTATAGCACCTTTAAGAGTTGCAAGAGATACCTGGAGTAGTGAAGTAAAAAAATGGGAGCATCTAAAGCATCTAAAAGTATCTAAAGTTCTTGGTAGTAAATTAGATAGAGTGAGAGCTTTAAGTACAGACTCAGATATTTATATAATAAATAGAGAAATGGTACCCTGGATAGTGGATTTTTATAAAAGAAAATGGCCATTTGATATGGTTGTGATAGATGAACTTAGTTCTTTTAAATCAAATAAAGCACAACGATTTAAAAGTTTAAAGAAAGTATTGCCTTTAACTAAAAGAGTAGTTGGGCTTACTGGTACACCAACACCAAATAGTTTAATAGACTTATGGGCACAGATGTACTTACTTGATAGAGGTGAAAGACTAGGTAAAACTATTACAGGATATAAAGAACGATACTTTGAGCCAGGACAAAAAAATTATCAAACAGGAGCTATATATAATTGGCAGCCTAAAGATGGAGCAGAAAATGCAATACATAATAAAATAAAAGATATTTGTGTAAGCTTAAAAGCAGAAGATTATTTGAATATGCCTAGAAAAATAGATAATAAAATTGAAATACACCTTGATAGTAAAATACTTAAATATTACAAAGAATTAGAAAAAGAGAAGATATTAGAATTAGAAAAAGATATAATAACAGCTTCATCAGCAGCTGTAGCAGCAAATAAACTTTTACAATTAGCTAATGGAGCAATTTATGATAATGATAAAAATGTAAAGGAACTCCATAGAGAAAAATTAGAAGCTTTAAAAGAAATTATAGATGTTTCAAATGGTAAGCCTATTATAGTTTTTTATAACTATAAACATGATTATAATCGTTTAATGAAAGAGTTTAAGAGTTTGAAACCAAGAACAATAGAAAACTCAAAAGATATATATGATTGGAATAATGGAAGAATACAATTATTACTTTGTCATCCAGCAAGTACAGGACATGGACTTAATTTACAATCAGGTGGAAGTATAATTGTTTGGTTTGGATTAACTTGGAGCTTAGAACTGTATCAACAAGCCAATGCAAGGCTTTATAGACAGGGGCAAAGGGAAACTGTTATTATCCATCATCTAATCTGTAAAGGTACAATAGATGAACAAGTAATGGAGGCTCTAGAGAATAAAGATAAAGGACAAAGTGCATTACTTGAAGCAGTCAAAGCAAAATTAAAAGAATATAGGGAGTGAAGGTATGAAAGTAAAAAGAAAAGATGGAACTTATAAGCCCAGGTAAAATAGTAAGATGTGCTTGGTGTGGTAGAAGATTTTATAAGTTGGATAAATCTAAAGTTAAGTATTGCAGTAGAAGTTGTTCGAAGAGAGCAAGAAGGAGTGATTTAAGTGGATAAAGAAAGTATAAAAGAAATTGTAAGAGAGTTAAGAAAAGAAGAAAGAGAAGATAGGAAAAAAGGCGTTTTATATAATACTAGATTATTGATGAAGCATTATAATGATTTTAAGAGACATATAGACTCAGCGGTAAGTGAAGCTAAAGATGTAGATTACTTAGAGGATGATTTAGGTAAGCTTGATAATGAAGAGTTGTATATTTTAAGTATAAAGAAAAGTAAAGCAAGAACTATTATTATGATAGCACATATAGATTCAGCAATGAAAACTTTGAAATTAAGACAAGAGCGTTTACATTCTTATGAAAAGTATAGAGCTTTAGAGCTTTACTATTGTGATGAAAAAACATATGAAGAAATAGCAGAGATATTAAATTGTGGAGTAGTTACATCAAGACGTTGGATTAATGAAATGATAAAGGAACTGGGAGTGTATTTATTCGGTATAGATGGCTTGAAATTAACTGTTTGATAAATATATGATAAAAAGATGATATTTTAATGATATTTTAACCCTGTTATAATGGTAGTATGAAACAAGTGTATAATATATTCCCCCTTGAAAAAGGCTAAGTTACCCCAACTTAGTCTTTTTTATTTTGTAAATAAGGAGAATGATAAATGAGTAATTCATGACTTAGAGTGATTTCTAGGTCTTTTTTATACAATTTTAATCCCTCATATTGAAGGGTCGAAAATAAGGGTGTTCAAATTGAATATTCTTTATTAATAACTAATTTAGGAGGTAGTAGTATGTTGAAAATTTTACAAGAGAAAAATGTAAGGATGATATGGTCAAAAAATGGAGAAGAAGTTTGATTTAATGCAAATGACGTAGGAGAGGAACTAGGCATAGTAAATATTCGTGATACATTAAGAAATATAGATAGAGAATATAAAAAGAAATTAATGAGTCTACTGTCGGAGATTCCTACACTAGAAACTTTAAAGATAAATTGCCTAACTTTGGTACTACTTTTGTTACAGAAGAAGCTGTGTACAATATGTCATTTAGAAGTAATAAAGCAGAAGCAAAACTATTTACGAAGTGGGTTACAAAAGCACTTAAACAAATTAGAATACATGGTTACTATATTGCCACAGAAAAAGATCAAGAATGGCTGGATATAAGAACAGAAGGTAAAAAGGTCAGAAAAGATTTTACAGATGAAATACAAGAGTTTGTTTATTAATACAAGCACTTGAAAGAGTTATATCTATGAAATCACCTAGGTTGATAGATAAAAGTATGAATTATAAAGAGGTATATAAAAGATTAAAGAATTAATAGAAATGATTTAAATGACTGTATTAATAGAGGGTCTTTTTTTTATGTAATGAATTAAAAATGAAATATATTTGTACATTATAGACAGGAATAAGGTAAAAGTATTATTTAGACTTATTTTGTGGTTGTCGAATGATTATTGAAGGATATTGACTGATTATATAGAATTATATCATTATAAATATTTGTGAAAGGAATAATGGTATAATGAGTAATTTTAAAAAAAGATATATTGATGTTTATAGAATAGATATTATAAATAAAATTAATGGGAGTGTCTATTCAGATGAAGAAATTTTAAAAGAGGTAATAAAGACCTTCTTTAAGGATAAAGAATATTGTAAAGAAAACAAAAATGGAATTAATATTACTAAAGATAAAAAGTTTTGGATTACAGAAGTAAAATGTAGCGAGGATGATTTAATAATCAAGGTGAAACTTGAATATACTAAATACAATCAGAATACAAATATTATAAATGCTCATACTAAAGAAGTAGAGGGTAATAAAAAAATGGATCAAGGAGATAGCAATAAGCAGCACCTATTTATTAAATTTATGAAGGAAAATAATATAGCAGTAGTATTATTTGAAAGAGTTTTTGTGGGGGTTCCCATGATTGAACTAAGTAAAAACTTACATCTATATTATGAGGATATGATTGAAAATAATAAATTTGATAATAATATGTCAAAAACATCAATTAATATTACACAAATAGCAAGTAAAGATTTTATAGAACAAATATTAGATTTAGATGGTGTTTCAAAAATAACTTTAAATGTTGATAGAGAGAAGTTTGGAACTGATGAAGATAATTTGTTTTCTAATTTAAATAATTCAAGACGACATAACGATTTGATATATAAGCCCACATTTAGAACTAGATATTTACCTAGTGAAGTTAAAAGATGTTGCGAAAAATATATTAAAGGAGAGGAATTTAGAAATAAAAAAATAAATAGGATAATAATTGAGGGAGAGAAAAACAAGAGAAAATTAAAGTTGGATACTGAGGGTATAAAGTTGTGTAGAGAAATAGAGGTTTCTCTTGATATAGATAATCATATAGATAGTGAAGATATTTTTGATAAGATGAATAATTTGATAGATGATTTAATTGAGAATAATTCAGTTTTTTTTAATTTAATGTATCAAGAAGTTGCTATGAGTGAAGCATAGATTGCGAAGGAGGTGTTAAAATGTATAAAAAGGTATTAAATATCTTACTCAATTATTACAAGGCTATAAATTCTAAAGAAGTAGTAGAGTTAGTTTTAACACCAGTATTAATATGTATTATTTCATACATGTTTTTTAATTCGTCAATTAATAAAGAAGTTGTAATTTCTTTAAACAAAGATGTACTAACTTTGTCAGGACTATTAGTAGCTTTTGGAGTTTGCATTATTACATTATTGTTTACTACATATAACAAATCAATATCAGAAGCAAAAGATATAAAAACAGAAAGAAAGGTAAATGGATTTAATATATCATACTTTCAATTCATACAGTTAAAAGCATATTATACTGTAATAATGGAGATTTTGGTTGTTGTAATATGTTTTATCAATACAATAATGCTTACTCGATATTATTCTAATATAATTTTCTATGTTTTAATATTTTTTACAGTTCATATAATTTTATCTCTAACTACATTAATAATAAGTATGTTTCATTTATCCTGGAAGGATAGAGGAGACTAGATTTGAAACAATCCTATTAAATAGGATTGTTTTTTTTATTCCCAAAACAAACAAATAAAGAGGTGGTGATGTGCAAGATGTCAAAGAAAAGGTAAAACAAGATTACTTAAAAGGAATGAAACAAAAGGAAATATCATCAAAGTATGACATTAGCTTAAACACTTTAAAGTCATGGATAAAAAGATACAACTGGGCTAGTGAAAAAAAGAAGGGTGCACCTATAAATAAAAGAGGTGCACCCTTTTCTAATAAAAATTCAGTTGGTCATGGTGCTCCAAAAGAGAATAAGAACGCTGAAAAGTTTGGTTTCTTCTCAAAATATCTACCCGAAGAAACTAGGGAATTGATACAAGAAATATCTATAAAAGATAAATTTGATATTCTTTGGGAACAGATAACAATTCAATACGCAACAATAATAAGAGCACAGAAGATAATGTATGTTAAAGGCAAGGAAGAAATGGTTAAAGAATTAAAGAAATATGAAAGCACAGAAAATGGTGAGAAGATAGAGTATGAATTTCAATTTGCATGGGATAGGCAAGCATCTTTTCTTAATGCACAGAGTAGAGCTATGAGTGAACTTAGAAGTTTAATTAAACAGTAT